CACCAACTCCTGCTCCAATTTGAATAAGTCCTGAAATCATTCCACCGGTTTCAGCAGCGGATGCATTTTCCATCATAGGTGCTTGGTCGTATCCTTGTATGTTTGGCATAAAAATGTTTTCAGTTTGAGTAGACATTTGTGCTTTAAATTGTTTATCAATATTACTTTTTTGAATATCTAAATTTTTTTGCAGTTGTTTTGAATTATCCAATGCATCTAGAGCTTGTGTAATAGCTAAAGTTGAAAATAAACCACTAGATGAAGAAATACCTCTGCTAGTAATAGCATTTACCAAAGAAGAAGCAGCTTGGGCTCTTTGTCTTGCTAGTTGTCTATGTTGAAAACTAGCTATATCTTTTAAATTACTAGAAGATTCAAACTGAGTTGCGTATGCAGACTCAGCAATAGCTGAGTTTCTTTTTGCTTGTTGAGAAAAGTTATATGCAGATTGAAACTGTTCTCTAGCATTTGCAAAAGTTTTTTGTGTGTTAGACTGTATCCAACTTTGGATAGCCTGTTCATTTCGTAACCTTGCAGCAGCACCCTGAGCTTTACCGCCAAAGATGGAACTAAGTCCACCAGCAACAACCCCACCCAGTGCCAACATTGTCATTGGTTCCATGGATTATCTCCTTACCAACCCCATTGGTTGTTTTGTTTTCTTGGTTTATGATTGGTTGATATTAGTTTAGTAGCTCCACTAGTGGGAGCATAATCACTGGCTCTAAAGTTATTAGCCCAGTCATGCACTCTTTTTTCCCATTCTTTCTTCTTGATGTCTTCAGATACCTTAGCGGTATCCAAGGACATATGGGATTTATAAAACTCAACCGCAGCTGACAGCACATCCACCCTATCGTCGTGCTTTAAAGCTCCTCGGCCTCGGTGTAAGCGGGTAAGTTGAATCTGGTTCTCCTGGTCCCGTATAGCTTTACGTGCAATAACCAACCTATGCATAGACATGACGGGTTCCAAAGTTTCTATTATTCTTAATTCTTTTTGTCCGGTAACTCTGTATTCTTCTATACCCACCTTACCACAATTCTTGATAAGGAATGGAGTTAAGACTTTGGTAAATAAACCATCACCAAAGTTAGACTCTACTCTGACTAAGGGTATTTGATACTCATTTACTATTTTAGCAATCTTCATTAAAGTGCCATCATCATATCCCCCAGAAATCCCTAGGAGTTCGTGGATAAATATAGTTCCGCTTAGGACAGAAGCTACACATAAGCCAGTCTCGTCTGTACCTCGGCCACTAGGGTCGATACAGAGGTGGGTATGTTGGTACTTGAGGTAATTATTGCTTACGTGCATTGGCTCGGGAACACAGTCTCCTGAGATGCCAAAGTTAGGCATATCCCTAATGGCATTCTGACCTTGCCAAACAATTTTATCTGGACCTAGTTCTGGATCTACATCAATAACAACCAAGTCCCGTAACTTAAGTGGGTATCTATCTTGGTCTGCTAGGGAAGTAACTAACTTGTACTGCAGGGCATAGTGACTAGGGCCGATTTTAGCCCGTCTGGAGCCAAGCTCGTCTCGGTCGAACCGTTCGGGCTGGGTAGCGTCCCCTGGCTCCAGATCCAATCCTAGGACCCATGGAGCCACGTCCTCGACCTCATGGGCTATGGTGGTGTTTGGCATCTCGGCTGGGTACTTAATCATAGGATATGATTCCTTCAGGACATTGTAAACAGAGTCCTGATAATGTGGAGTACCAAGGAATACAACCCGTGAACCTTTATTTCTAATAGACTCCAGTTCTGCTAGTTTCTTAAGTAATGTTTCTTTGCCTACTGGAGTTTCATTCTTACCGGATACCTCTATGTCATCTAATACCACGCGGTCGGCGTGTAGACCCGTAATCTGACCTGTGATACCTCTGGCAGCACAGTTCAGGTCTTGTGTAAACTTGGTTCTAACCGCTAGGTTAAAACCAAGTGCATTGTCTTTATCTTGATCCCGTGGGACCATAAACTTACAATACGGAACTACCGAGAGGATCTTTCTAGCCTGAGAGACAAAGTCAATGGCTTTGCCTTGGGTATTAGAAAGAACCAAGAAGGTGAGGTTTGGATCCTTAAGCCACTCCCAGCTTGCCAAGCAAGCCGTGATTGTGGACTTACCAGTACCGCGTCCTGCTGCCAGGATACAATCATTGGCACCTTCTTGGATCTCTCGTGCAATTTCGTATTGGATTTTTGTAGGTTCCCCAAGTCCTAAATGCTTAAAACAAAAATACAAATGGTTTCTAAAATCATCGACTACTTCTTGGGGAACTTTCATTCTTACTCCTCTATTACTACTTCGGGTGGTAACCAAACATGGGTAATCTTACATCCCTTGAGTAGTACGTTTTTAAGATCTAACTTGCTATCTGTATCTTGGCCATGGACTTTCCATCTTAATGGTTGATCCACTAAATGTACATTTTGCATATAAAGATGGTTGGTATCCATGTACCACCAAGAACCAGCGGCATTTTGAATATCCTTTGAAATACGAATATCAATTAAAGCTACGTTATCTAGCTGTTGACCTCCATTAGTAATTGGATTTACTTGCCAACCCTGTAGAGAAAAATTATGTACATCTAATTTAGATATGATTCGGTTTTCTCTATAGGCTGGTTTTGTGTAAAACCAATGGAATACATCGGCATGGTCTCCACTACTGTGTCGAATAAAGTCATTAAAAGTGCAATTATAAACCACAGTATCTTGACCAATGGGAGTATCGCTAAAGAAACTACCATGACAATTAACAATTAAAGTTGCGTTTCTAAAACAATTTCTTACATCCTTTGCTACACAGTTTGTCATGGATATTTGAGACCAATTTCCGCTTGCAAATCCACCGCCAGACTCCGAAGAAATGCCTTTTGCAACGCAATTATCAAACCAAGCAAAGCTATCTCCATTGGTAATAGTTCTGCAAGTAGCGGTATCGTATAGGATAATGTTGTTAAAGGCAACCAACTTAACTCCAAGTCCTCCTAGTTTGCTAGAAACAATCCTAACTAGCTGACCTGGCTCTGGAAGAATCCAAATATATCTATTTACATTTACAGCTTTCTTTGGATAGGCTGGACCAGAATATTCATAGTCACCAGCCGCTAGATATAAATTGACTCCATTGCAGTCACCTATAGTACCACAGGCTCCACCAATTGTTTTAAATGGATTCTGCAAAGAACCATCCCCAGTTTCATCGTTTCCGTCTGGAGAAACATGGTAATCCCGGTACTCAAAATTGCCTGTATTGATAAACATTGAGTGGTTGCCGTTTCTTACATTGTTGTAATTAACACCACTGATGTTAGACTTTTCAATAGGTCCTTGGAGTACTCTAGGAATACCACACTTAGGATATATAATTGCCCTTACTTCTCGTAATTTAGTTTCATTGGTTATAGGAAAGTTATATGTGTACTTTCCATTATCAGAATGAACGGCTTTGACCCATGGACTGTTGTCTATAGACATCATTACACGGTCTATACCATTCATATGATATGCCAATAAACTGACTTGTGCAGAATAATTATGATCGGAGAATAGTATGGTTAACCATCTTGCTATTGCTTTTGCATCGTAACCTCTTTGGGTTGGATCGCCTACTGGACCGGGTTCTTCCGTAGGTCCTGTAAAACCAGTCCAATTTCCGAGAAGTACTGCAAGATCCTGAGCATCTACGGTAAAATCTCCGGTTAAATCGTATGGAGAATTTGTTTTACCCCAATCATTAAGTAGTTTTGCCAAGTCTTCTGAGTTCATTAGTAAGCTGCTTTCTTAATCTTGAATGGAGCAGCATCCTTCAGGGCTTGCTCCACGGCTTCTATAGCCTCATTGGGAATTGCATTGGTCTTATCCTTGTGGTCGGCTAGGATGCCTCGTACAACGGTATATAGACCAGGAGTTCGTCTTTCAGGATCATTTAGATCATTGATGAGACAATCCATCAATAGATCCTGCATCTTGTTTAACTTATCTTTCATGTCACTTACCAAATAACTTTGTTAGCTTGCCGATTGGAAAGATATGGCCAACAAGGTAACCAGCTAGAAGTGCTAGGCCGGCAAACCAAAGACTACCAAGTAACGACTCAATTGAACCTAAAATCATTGTAATTTCTCCTTCTTACGGACTTTGCGATAAGCTGCATCTAAAGCAGGATCAGATGCCCTAAGGGCAGCTATGGCTTCCCGTGTTGTTGCCTTGTTCTTATCGTTCAAGGCTTTGCGTATAATCTCAGCTTGTTCTACCTTTTGTTTAGGTATAAATAAACCAACTGAGTAA